GCATCGGTCACCTGATCGACCACCAGCACTTCTGTAAGGACGTGGGCGACCCCGACGCTGGCCTGCCCTACCGGCTCTCGGCGCTGCTGACCACGGTATGGGTCAAGTACTACGGCGTTGATGTAGCGGTGGAGAAGAGCGTCGTCTCAACGGACTAGACACCTATCTACCTGGTGCTACATTCGCGAGCATGACACCTGATAGGAAGTATGTCACCTGCGAGATCGTGGGTATCAGGCTGCTGCAATGCTCAGGAGCGACACGTAACGGCCGTACCAACGACAGACCTGAGATCTGTCCTACACGCCTGGTGCTTCCCCGCCAGACGCTTTCCGAGGGCCGAGCGCTGCGGGACCTGGGCGAGCAGAAGTGGCAGGGCACGAAGGGATCGCAGGACTTCCACCGCTCCTTCCTGACCATCCTCAACTACCTGGTCCGTCAGGACAACCCAGGTATCAAGCTGTACTACGAGTCGGGGACCCGTCGAGTCGAGCACGCCAAGCGACCGGTCATCGTCCCCAACGACACCCTGGCCCGAGGACCACGGACCCGGCTCGATGCTCTCGATGGCTGGATGGAGCAGTTGCAGGCGCACTACGGGACGCCCGAGACGTACTCCCCCGACCAGAGCCAACGCATCGTCAACTGGGTCGCCACCATCATCACCAGAGACCCGGTGATGACCAGGATGCTGGTCGAGTCCTAGTATCTCACCACATCTGCTATAGTGATGGTCCACTACCGAACAGGAGACATCACTATGGTGGACTACGAATCACCCAGCATCGAGACGCTCGGCAGGGTTGCCGACTTCACCCAGGGCGGCTACACCAGCGGCTACGCCTTCATGGAGAAGAACGACAAGGACAAGGACCAGTACCCGGCGAGTTGACCACTCGGTGAAGTAAGTGCCCCGGTCGCTGTGACCGGGGCACTTGTGCGTCAGGCCTCTAGTATCACCACATGTCCAAGCCACTGACCTTCGACAAGATCGCAGAAGACCTCCAGGGTGTCATCCACGACCTCTCCGACCTCTCGGCGCAGGCTGGAGTCGAGCGATTCAACGGAATCGTGATCGAGGACCTGCCTGTCCAATACCGGGATATGGGGCTTTCACACTGGAAGGTCACCATCGAGCCTCAGCCGCCCTCCCGGAACCGGCCGGTCGAAGAAGCGGACGAGGTAGCACAAGCCCCCACTGTGTGATACAGTGCTAGTGTGGCCACACTTACCATCAAGACCAAGCTGCTGAAACAGATCCTCGAAGCTCTCACCCCTGCGGCGGCGTCCTGTCTGGACGAGTCGCCCACCTCCTTCATGGAGACGATCCACATCACGTGGGACGAGGACGACAAGACCGTGGCCTTCGTGACCACGGACGGCTTCCGTGCTCACATCGCCCAGATCAAACGATCTGTTGTCGATGCGTACGACGAGGGTGAGATCGTCATCGGCGCCGACTTCCTCGCCCACAGCATCCTGCTGGACAACGCCGACGACGACAGCGACGAGTCGATCGTCATCACGGCCACCAACAGCCACACCAAGTGGACGGTCGAGACCAGCGATCCGAGCGACGGCGTGGCCGAGACCGACATCTTCACAATCCCCAACTGGCCCGACATGCACAGGCTGATCAGCGACGAAGTGGTCGCTGACGAAGAGGTCGGGTTCAACCTCGACTACTTCCACGACGCCTTCGACGCCTTCGACTCCTGGCACGATCCGGTGGACGAGGACGGCGCCATGGTCCCGCTACGGGTGCACGCTCTGCAACGCAAGCGGGTCAACCACTTCTCCATGAAGAGCGAGGCAGGTACTCTGCGGGTGCTGCTCATGCCGATCATCCTCAAGGACTCGGAATGGAGGTAACCATGTGGTTCCCCGACGACAAGGTGCAGGTCTCCCTCCCCTACGGCGAGGACGGCAAGACCGTGCACACCGGTACCGTGACCAGGGTGCAAGAGCCAGGCCCCGAGCAACCGTGGCGCTGCGTCCAGGTGAAGTTCGATGACCCGGCCATCTACGGTGGCATGGGCATCGCCTGGGTGGACCCACTGACGCTCTCTGCTCTCGGTGAGACACCAGCCGAGCCTGATCGAGGTCGCCATGAGTCCTGAGGCGATTGGCGTTGTAGTACTCGTCATGGCCGGGTTCCTGATTTGGGACGTAGCGCTGGAGTGGTTGCGCAAGGGCGGCAGCCTGCGGCACCACGATGCCGAAGAGGATGGTCGTTGGTTGAGACGTGAGCTACGGCGTCAGCACGATGACCACGACAGTTGGCGATGAACTTCTAGCCCGCATCCGTGAAGCCGTACGCCAGCAGGGCGTGCCGGTATCACAACAGGAGGCGGTCATCGAGTTGGTGGGGCGCTCCCTCATCACCATCCTCAACGACCCGGCGTTCTTCATGCAGTTGCGGCCGGTGCTCGAACTCCAGGCCGAGAACGGCATGTTGCGTAACATGCTGGCCTCGGTGCAGGCACAGATGAACCGCCTGGTGGTGGCCAAGTCACCACGCAAGCGGACGGCAGCCCCCCGCAAGAGGGCGGCGACACCCAAGATCGTGAAGAAGGCACCAACGGTGCGGGTGAAGGGTTCGACGGCTGCCAATCGGACGGCGTTCAGGAAGGGGTTCAGCGGAACTTGATCGGAGTATCGGACAGTATGTCAACGACAACAGTCCAAGGAATAATCGTCGGAGCACTGGTCCTTCTGATACTGGCGTTTGGGGTGGCGATCTACAACGCCATCACCGAGGACCCGGTGGAAGAGGTCAACAAACCCATCAGCGACCCCGCCATGCGGCATCTCATGCAGCGTGTGATACGGGAACGCACGGACAACCCAGATAGGCAGTCATGAAACGCAAGAACAGCAAGATCGAGAAGCCGACCCCCGCCGAGCTACCGCCGCCGCCTCTGCTAGAACCAGACCACCCTATGAGTGAGCAGGAGCGCCGGGAACTGGCGTACGAGCACCGTGGTGAGGTCGATGAGGCCTTCGAGCCGGTCCCGATCGAGCCGAGGATCGTCCAGAACCAGCCTGCCCTGGTTGACCCGGCCTGGTGGGCGTTCGTGAAGGTGTTCCACGAGGACAAGGCCAACGCCTCCATGCACTGCGCTGTCGTGAGATACTCCCCGCTCACCTTCCGCCTGGCCGAGGCGCTCAACGAGTACATGCCCCTGGACCCCTACGTGCAGTCGGTGCTGGGGGACGTGGGAGCCTACGAAGAGGACACTGGTCGGTGAACTGCGCTGACTGCGGCAAGCCGGTGGAGCTTCGTCGGGGTGGACGCTGGGGAGCCGCAGTCGGCCCCAACGGCTACAGCTTCACCTGCCGCACCATCATCGAGGGCGATCGACTCATCAGGGCCGACTATCACTACGTCGAGGGCGAAGAGCAGCGCCACTACAACCCGGAGATCCCACCCGAATGATGTGTGACCGTCAGGGCTGCACCAAAGACGCTCGCTGGCAGGTCTACGCCTGCTACGACGCCGAGATGGACAGTGCTCACCCCAGGGTGGCTCGGTACCCGAACCCGATGACCCGAGCGTGTGGTGACCACCTGACGTGGGAGCTTGGCCGGGATGCAGCGGCCCGTGGCTCGACCATGCAGTGGGTGGTGAAGCCGGTATGACAACGTGAGCCATTACACCCGCTTTCTCTCGTTCGGGCTGAACGGGTACAAGAGCCAACCGTACGAGCGGCGCTCCAAGCGGTCGTTCCGTCGCTGGTTACGACGGACTGGTAGGAAGGGTTAGAGCCGGGGCTGATGACTCCTCACAGCCCCGGCTCTGATCAGTTGCTCCCGGCGTTGTAGCGGGAGGCGATCTCGGACAGGTGGATGAGGCGTTCCTCACCGACGTACCCGCTCAGTTCATCGTTGATCTTGTGAGCCTCGTGGGCGGCGGCCATCATCGAGGTGATCACTTCGCCCCAACGTTCCGGGGGCAGGAGGATGATGTGAGTGGCTTCGCCGTGTTCGACCCCGAGGGTGACGAACAGCCGGGCCTCGTCGTTGACGATCTTGACGCCCACGCCCATGGCCGAGCACACGATCTGGTCCTCGTCTGTCACGGTCGCCAACGATACCGCAGCGTTGCTACAGTCCAGACATGGCAGCACGTCCGAAGGGTGGCCAAGTCGGTGCCAACCAGGGCACCGCCGAGGCTTCCGGCAAGTCCAGAGGTCCAGCCCTCTCAGCCGAAGAGATCTTCGCTGGTGTCGATGTCGGTGGCGCCCACGACCTCGGCCCCTGGATCGAGACTCCATCGTCCAGCCGGGTGAGCCGCTTCCGCTACGACCACCTCCAGCGCTCTCTCCAGGTGCAGTGGACCAACAACAAGGGCCACGGCTACGTCTACGAGAACGTGGACTACGAGGGCTATCGCTCATTCGCCCGAGTTGCCAGCAAGGGCAAGCACATCAACTCGACCCTGGACAACTACACCTACCGACCGATGGACCCGTTCGAGTATGACGCTCCCTCCAACGACAAGCGCCGTGGTGTCGGGTCGAGAGTGAGGACCTGATGGCTGCCTCAGACCATCTCCACCCGCAGCAACTCGCCATGTTCATGACGGCCCGAGAACTGCACGGCATGAACTCGATCGACGTTCAGCGGTTCCCCAATGACCGTATGGGCGGGGCCTGGAAGTCCAAGGACGCCATGTGGAAGGTGAAGCGCCGTGAGAACAAGCGGGAAGGCCTCGACAAGGACGTGGCCGCCCACGGCGTGCAAGAGCCAGTCCTGATCGTGCACAGTGAGAACGACGGCACCAGGCTCGCCAATGGGCACCATCGCACCACCGCTGCCTACGACCACAACCCCGACAGCTACGTGCCGGTGAAGCACGGCCGCCTCAACTACTGATATCAGTGAACGACTGTCGGGCCGAGCGCTGGAAGGGGCATCCCCTCTTCGAGGGCGATCACGAACCGCATGCGTTCTGGTACGGCCCAGGCGACAGGTACCAGGGCCACTGCGGTGGTAGCGGTGGCGGCGCTCTACCGAGCGGCGGCAACGCCATCATCGGTCCACGCATCGGTCAGCAGAAGCTGGCCAACGAGTTGTTCATGCGGGGCATGATCATGGACGGTCAACGCATGATGTATCCCAAGCGCTGGAGTGTCCGATGATTGTGATACGGGGCATCCCTCTCTACTGGGGGGTCGAGAGGGACGCCCTGGATCGCTCGTTCTTCTCGGGGTCGTGGCTCATGGAGGATCTCCCTCCGTTCCGTGAGAGTGTGCGAGCGGTCCGTATCCGGGTATCACCACACCGATGGCTGCATATCGGACAGTTCCGCTACAACCGGGAGGCGCTCCACACTGGGCTGATGTTCAAGCCCTCCGACATCGGCCAATGGGGGCGTGATGCTGAGAAGGATCAAGAGGGACCAGGAGAACTCACTCCCGTCGATCCCGATGACCAGCCGGTTCGATCGGATGCCGGTAGCGGACCTGGAGCTAGCGCTGGAGACCAGCTTGCTGCGCACGGCTGAACTGTTCAGGGGCTTCCAGCACAAGGAGATCGAGACCGCCTGGGTGGTCGCTCAGATGACGGCCGAGGTCAAGCAGGCCTACGGTGTCTTACTCGCCTTACAGCGCAGGGTTGAAACTTAGTCAAAGACTTGGTATCTTTGACACATGACCAACCTGCAAGACGAACTACCACTGGAGTGGCCCGTGTACCACGAATACACCATCGAACTGCGCAAGGGCGCTGACCCCGAGGACATGGAGGTGCTGCGGCATCACACCGCTTCCACCTCTCTTGACGCCATCGGCCTGATCGGCGGCCTGCGAGACCGCTCGGCCTTCCGTGACAAGGTGGTCTGGCGGGACCAGGAAGTGGACGGCAAGGGAGACCTCTTCGGTCTGGCACCGGACGGCGTGATCTTCCAGATCCACGTCACCCCGGACCTCAACACCGAACTGACCGAGTGACCGAACTCAACGCTCCCATCGATCTGTGCCACCAGATCTCCCTCATCCTCACCCGCAAGATCAACGATGAGGCGGATGCGATCAGAGAGCGCATCGCCGTGTGGACACCAGCACCCCTCGACCCGGATTGGGACCCCTATGACGACTTCGGATGATCCAGACCCCAAGACGATGATGATGCTCATCTCCAACCTCCAGACGAGGGTCGAGACGTTGGAGAAGGAGCGACCGGGGCGCAAGCCCAAGCCGATCGTCGTCTCCGTAGCTCACGTCTGCGGTGTAGACCCTGACCGTGACTCGACCACCTGCCCTGACGCCTCGCTCTACCGGCGCCAGAAGGGTTGCCAGGGCGACGCCTGTGTCAGTATCTCACAGGCCTACTACGGCGCTCGTCGGGCGAAGTGAAACAGGCCCGGACGATCCGCCGTGAACTCACCAGGCTGGTCGAGGATCGCATGGCTGAGTTGAGGGTCGATTGGCTGGGCGTCATTGACCTTCACGGTGAGTTGTGGCCAGACGAGACGTTGTGCCCGCTCGTCAACCCGTTGTGCCCCGATGACTTGTGCTTTCTGCCAGCCGGTCACGTCGGCACCGAAGAGGGGTATCACATCCTCGGCACGATGAGGTACACGCAAGCTGATCGGTTGGTCCGCAAGGGTTCGATCATGACGATGGCTCCGGTAGGGACCACTCGGCCCGATCTGATGAAGCTCGGTTGGGACGAGGCCGAGCGCCAGGGCTGGGAGTGAGTCGGTTCTACAACATCGATGGTGAGCCGATCACCATGGAGGAGTGGGCACGCCTGCTGGACATCCGTGAGTATGCCGTCGTGGCTTGGGACGAAGTGGGCGCTGGTATCAAGGTGTCCACCGTCTGGTTGGGTCTGAACCACAACTTCTTTGGCGGTCCTCCGCTGATCTTCGAGACGATGGTGTTCACACTCAGGGACGAGCCGTACGTGATGCCTGGCGGCACTGAGTACTGGTGGGAGGGTGTGGAGCAGTACCGCTACTCGACGTTGGTCGAAGCGGAGGCTGGGCACACTCGCATCCTGGAGATGGTGAAAGTGTTGGAGGGCGTGCAGTGAGCCAGCGCAGCCAAGACGCCCTCGAACGACTCAACGACGGGCCGATCTACACGGTCCACCTCGACGCCGGATCGTTCTCCTGGCTCATGGAGATCATCGAGGACAAGCAGCGGTTCCAGCGGTCCTTTGAGGGATACCAGCGTTTGGTGAAGAGGACCCTGCTCTCGTTCCAGGAGGCTCAGCGAGCGGTGACCGCCGACGTGGAGCTACCCGATGAACAACCTCGCAAGCGGACGATCCCTCGAACGAAGAAACCGACTTCCCGGAGTGGCAAGCGGTAACTCACTCCGGTATGATGGTCTCATCAGATCCGTGAGCCGCTGCTGAGTTCGCTCAGCCGGTTCGGGGGATGGTAAGTGGCGAAGCGGCCCGCTCGTAAGAGCGGGCTTCTTCGTTTCTCAGGTGAGGTGCGGAGGGCACCCTCCAGCGTCCGCTGACCATATGGGGGTATGGTCCTCTCAGTGGCCGACATCATCATCGAGGACCTGGGCTTCGACCTCTCCGAGGACGAGCAGGCCGAGTTTGATGCACTGGAGGCCGCCGATGCGCAGGCTGAGGCCGAGGAAGAGGCTGATCATGCACTAGACGACCTCGAACCGGAGATGGCCGACTTCCTCGACCAACTCATCAAGCGGACGATCCTGTTCTGTGAAGAACTGTGGGGCAAGGAGCTTCGGCCCTACCAGCGCTCGATGTCATACCGGATTGTCGAGTCCTTGATCCTCAACGACGCCGAGGAAATCACCGGCTTGATGGCCCGCCAGTCGGGCAAGAGCGAGGTCGTCGCCACCACTCTCGCTGGGTGCATGATCCTCTTCCCGATCCTGGCCAAGACCTACCCGATCATGGAGCAGTTCAAGGAAGGCCTCATGGTCGGCCTGTTCGCTCCGGTCGAGGAGCAGTCCGAACTCGTCTTCTCCCGCATCGCCACCCGCCTCTCCAGTGAGCGGGCGGTGGCCATCTTGTCGGACCCCGAGATCGATGAGAAGGTGGAAGGCAAGAGCCGTGTGATACGACTCTCCAACGGGTCGTTCTGCCGCCGTCAGACAGCCAACCCCCGAGCCAAGATCGAAGGCTCCACGTATCACATCATCGTCATCGATGAGGCCCAGGAAGCCGATGAGATGGTGGTGCGCAAGAGCGTCCACCCGATGCTCGCCGCCAACGCCGGGACGATGGTGAAGATCGGCACTCCCGGCTACACCAAGGGCGACTTCTACAAGGCCATCAACCTCAACAAGCGGCGCCAACGGGGCAAGCGCTCCAACCACTTCGAGTACGACCACAAGGTCGTCAGCAAGTACAACCCGGCCTACCGCAAGTTCATCGAGAAGGAGAAGATCCGCCTCGGTGAGGACTCCGAAGAGTTCCAGATGTCATACGCCCTCAAGTGGATGCTTGAGCGAGGCATGCTCATCACCGAGGACGACCTGGACATGCTGGCCGACCGCTCGATGGGCCTGGTCAAGGCGTGGCACCGCACCCCGGTGGTGGTCGGTATCGACCCGGCCCGAGTGAAGGACTCCACCGTGGTCACGGTGTGCTGGGTGGACTGGGACTACCCCGATCCGGCTGGCTACCGGGAGCACCGCATCCTCAACTGGATGGAGATCCACAACACGGCCTGGGAGGAGCAGTACTTCCAGATCATGGAGTTCCTCGACCCCTACGACATCGCCTTCGTCGGTGTCGATGCCCAGGGCATGGGGTCGGCGGTGGCCGATCGTCTCCAGCGTCTGCTCGGCTCACGTTGCGAGGTCACGCCGTACTCCAGCGACGCCAAGAACCAGAGCGACCGCTGGAAGCACTTGATCCAGTTGATTCAGCGCCGGATGCTCATCTACCCCGGCCATTCCAAGGCTCGGCGTACTCGGGTCTGGCGTAACTTCCGCCAGCAGATGAGCGATGCCGAGAAGGTCATGAAGGGCCAGTACCTCCTGGTAGAGGCCCCCAACGAGCGGGAGGCGCACGATGATTATGTGGACTCTCTGGCGCTGGCGTGTGTGTGCTCTATGGCCGAGACGGCACCGGTCGTAGAGGTCATGGACTCGCCGTTCTTCCGCCGAGGCTGAGTCTCTCGAACTGACGTTCGAGGGAGTGCCTACCGACCTGTAGTTGGACATAGCTCCTGATACCGGGGTTTGAGCTATGATCCCGGAGTGATACCTGCCTAAGGCACCAGGAGGGCTTCCATGTCATATCAGCCAGCGTCTGGCTACGAGCACGTGATGGCGTCCAACACCGTGCGTCGTGGCCCGCTTCGCTTCGAGGAAGGTGTCGCCACCGACACCGACGTGCCCGCTGACTTCGGTCAGGGCGCCTACGGCGATCCGGGTGGCGACGGCCGGAGTCGGCCGTTCACCGTCGTGAAGTCGCCCGCCGACACCATGCGTGAGCGTGCACACCTCGGCTCCTCGACGTGGATCGAGGCTCCGACGATGCTCAACGACTTCGTGATCGGTGCGTCGATCGGCAAGGGACCGCCGCAGTTCGAGATGGAGATCGGCTCCGAAGCTCGCCTGCGCCGCCTCAATCCGGCACAGGTCAGCGACTAGATCTCTCGGGCGAACAGTGGCTTCTCACCGCCGAAAGCCGCCGTTCTTGACGGTTGGGGTGGGGACCGCAGCACCCAGTAGCAAGCCGACCTCTCCCGCTGGAGTCGGCAACCAGCTTGGTGCTGCGGCCCCCGGACGACCTGTATCCAACATCGGCAAGTATCTCATCAAGCCCACTGCCGAGGTGGACACCGGCTTCGAGATGATCAACTCGGACCCCCAGGTGCTCCAGGAAGTCCACAAGAAGTACCTCAAGGCGGGACAGTTGCCACCGGCCCTCCAGCCGAAGTACCTCCGCAAGCCTCAGCCTCTGGAGGGCCAACGTCAGAAGGCCATCTCCAGAGGGTGGCGCAATCCACGAAGCCGTCAGGGGTGAGTCGTGCCGAAGGCAACACAGCGAGAGTCGTCACCGCTGACCAACCCCACTGGGACAGCAGTCAGGGCGACCGCTGTTCCTACCGCTTCTGGTGAGGGCTTCTATCAAGGCCTGGTTGGTCGCAAGACCGGCCGTCCAGCGCCTCGGCCTGGTGGTAACGGCCGTGTTCCTCGCCATGAGCAGCTACTGGCTGAGCATGGTCTCATGGATCAGGGAGCCGCCAACCCCAACCAAGGCCAACTCTTCGCCCCGCATGAGTTGCCAGCGGTGTCCTCGCCTCGGGAGATGGCAGCCAAGCACGGCGTCGCCCCGCCGCTCGCTGCCAGCCGCCCCGGCTTCATGCCGGAGTTGTACGAGAAGCGGGGCGGCGGCACCGTCTCGACGGCCCAGGCCCACAAGCGCATGATCGGCGGCATCCAGCGACTTCCTGACTACGGCGTGTCGAGCGTGGCCGAGTCGCTGGAGAACCGGGCCGCCACTCGCTCGCTCCACCGTGGTGAGGCGCCCTGGTACGCCAAGCGCACCGAGCGCACCCCGGACAACCCCAACCAAGGCCGCTTCGAGCTTGGCCCCGGCAGCGCCACCGAGATGATCCACGTAGCCGCTCACCGTGAGGGCGTCAGCTACGACGAGATGAGCCGGGCCTCGGCCATCACCAGTCCACGCACCCGCTGGACCGGGGGGACGCCAGGTACTGACGACTACCGAGCGCCCAACGTGGAGTCGGCTCGCAACGTCGTGCACGACGTGAAGATCGCCAAGGATCTCGACCTCGGCGCTGACTACCACGAGATCGGTCGTCACGCCGAGAGCGCTGGTGCTCTCCAGCAGCACATGGGCAAGGCGGGGGCTGACTACGCCGTGGGCGACCCTGGACGACCGATCAAGATCTCGGAGTTGCAGAGCCAGAAGGTGCCCAACTTCAACCAGAGCCTGCAACAGGCCCACCCCAGCCAGGCGATCCGCAAGCAGGCGGCCCAGTCCTACACCGTGGACACCCACGACGTGATGTCGATGGGCGCCGACAGCCCGGACCTGCTCAAGACCCCTGGTGGCATGGCGGCGGCCCGGATGTCCGGTCGTCGTTCGGCCCTGCGCCATAGCGAGCTACCACCGATGCATCAATCG